CAACGCAGAGCCACTAATAAACTTGTTGCAATTGCGCAGACGCCAACGCCAAAGGCGACCCATTCGTTTGGACTCATTTTTCACTAAGGCCATAATCTACTTCGCTCCCGGACTTTGGATCTAACGCTTTTGCTATTGGAGCAACAACTGCACCAAGCAAGGTTGCATAAGCTGGATGAATGTCAGCCACTATTGCTAAAGCAACTGTTATTCCACTAGCTGCTACAGCTCTCAAATATGACTTAATTGCTGCTTTGTGTTTTTTAGATAGTTTCATTAGTTACCTTTCAGTAGTGGGATGTCGAACTTATGACCAGGTTGATTTGGTTTAAAAGAAATATGAATATGCTTAAAATGAGGATTTAACCCACGATATTTTCTAAACTTCCAAAGCGACTTTGCTGATGCAATTTTACCAGCATGGATTACATACAGAAAACGCTTATCCTTTTTTGCTGCCTGTCGAATCTGATCTGCCAAATCGAAACTAATTCCTTCTTGGTCAGATAGGCGAGCGTCAATGTCGATGGCACATACCTCACCGCGTTCGTTCGGGTTATGCTGACTGATTCTGGCTGAATGGCGAGCATCACCAATCCATCCATCACTTGTGCGCTTGCGATCAGGGAAGCATTCATTTACTTGTTCCCTAAAGGTTTCAGCAGCTTTAGATAAAAATGGCTTCATTAGCCAAGTAGCAATTTTGCTTCATCAGCAGTAATGCCAAGTCTGTCAAGTAATGCTTGCTTTTCGGCTGCCTTTGCTTCGACTTCGGCTTCTTTTGCTAATTGCGCTGCCTTATCCGCTTCATATTGAGCAAACTCTGCATCATTCATTTCACGATCAATTACTTCATCAATTTCAACATTGTGAATACGAATTATTGGTTTGGTTGATTTAGCCATTATTTAACTCCGTAAATTAGGACTGTTCCTGTTGAAAGATCTCCACCAGAATTACTAAATTGCAACGAACTTATTGCCGAAGTTGAGTTAATTCCACCCATAAAAAAAGCAGGTCTGATATCGGTTGCGTAATCAAATACTCCTGTTACATAATAAGGTTTTCTGGTAGAAGTTGAACTGTATTGAGAAATGTTAATTTCCCAAGCATTTGTTGCAGCATCTCTTGTGTTGTTAGCAGTATCGCTGCTTAAATATAAATAATTGTTTTGAGAAAATCGCCAATTGGTTGAAACGCTTCCGCCGTAATCTGCAAACCAAGTTTGACAAGAAATGCCACTTGATGAATTTGGCGCAATTCTAAATCTACCATTTGCTGTTGCGTTAGTAACTCCATAAACAATTATTTTCAAATCATTATATGATTGACTAATATTTGAAATAGTTGTCGTTGCTCCAGATAAACTAGTTGTACTTAATAAAGTCATACCACCACTTGCTGAAGCAGCCCACTTTAACCCTGTGGCTGTTGATGAATCTGCTGTCAATACTGTGTCATTTGCACCAACTGCTAATCTTGAAACTGTATCGGCTGCTGTAGCTGCAATAATATCGCCTTTAGCATCAACAATAGTTTTAGCAATTGCGGCACTTGCGTTATTAAAAACAGTTGTATCAATTGCAGTTCCAAGCGTGCGGATTGCACTTGCACCATCTTTAACAAGATCGGTGTCTGCTGGTGTTGTCCAGCCATAGTTGGTAGTTGTTGGCATTTTATCCTTTTCCTATCAGGCTACTATTGTAGCGTATTCCCAAGTCAATGTTGGGTCTAAAGTGTTCCAAGCCTCTGTGGTTGGTGTGGTATTCCAACGCATCGCCACTTGGCTAAATATGGTCGGTGAAACATTGATTGTTAAAAACAGCTCATTAAATCGAGTACTCCATGACCAGCCCTCAACATATCCTTGAAATGTGCCACCTGATATTTGGCTAGGCAGATTTCTAATATCAACCGGCATTCCCATAAATACGCCTAATAAATCATCACGATCAGTATTGTCAATTTCTGAGTTAGTTATTGGAAATGTTATAGATTGAAATGCTGGCTGTGGGTAGGCTCTTTGATCGATATATCGGTCAGCGATAGCTTGAGCATCTACTCCACCCTGAACTCTAGAATTTATGGTTTCGGCTTTGTAACCATATAAAGCAATTGAAGCAGCATCGGTAGCGGTAACCTGTGAATTAAAGTTATTGCCATAATTTATGTATATGTCATTTCTAACATCTGCTGAACGCATAATCGTAGATAAGCCAGCACCTAGAGCATGACCGGCATCTAGTTCAACATAACCATTAGTCAATAAATAATTCTGTCTATGGTCTGCATCTGCATATCCAATGTTTCCATTGTTTGCTTCATAAATATAACCAAAGGCTGAGTTGGCAATATCTGAAACAATGTTGTAAATAGTATCTACTGTAGTTGATTGAGCAGTCATTGTGTAAAGTCCAGGTTGGTCAATATCGCCTAATCCTAAATTAACTGCATTAGCCCAAGTTTCAGTTGCATCATAAGTTGCCCATTGAGAAGCTGCTGGTACATCATTCCAGGTACCTAATAAAACACTTGACAAAATGCCATAGATCTGATCGCCATCCTCATCTTGCGAAATGTTGTCATCCCAAATTTCTTTGGTTAATTTAGCAAGTGAACCCATAGCCAATAATGTGTATTGAATAACTTGGGCTGCTGCGCCAGCATTTCTTACTTCAACAGTTACATCAGTAATATCGCCACCGAATAAACTTACATAAGATGCTGAACTGTCTTTTATTTGTAGATCTAAACTGTCATTTATGTCAAAAGGTAAAGTTTGACCATTTAATGCAACTAAAGTTATTTGAATATAGGATGGAAGTGGTTGTTGGTAAATATCTGTTCTACCGGCTTGATGCTGAACATCGGCAATTGCTATGTCAGTATAATCAACTCCACCGACAGTCAATTTCCAGTCAGGCGTAAATTCGGACATTATCTATCCCTGAGTGCAGTTGTACTTCTAGCTGCTTGAGCATTTAAGGTTGATGCAACAGCTCTAGCAGCACCCTCGCCATCAATAGCATTAACAGTTAGATATAATGGATTTCCTGATCCATAACTAAAATTTGATCCACCTTGTGGAACTGTAGGTAATTTTTTACCAGCTGATGGAGCAGGGTTAGGAATTGATCCGATATTTACTCTTGGCAATATATTAACAATTCTAATTAATTCATTTGCTAAAGATACAACTAATCCAATTGCTTCTCTCACAAATGTAATAAATCCTTGAACTATACCTACAACAGTTGATATTGCTCTTCCAAAACTTTCTGCACCTCTTTGAGTTTGATTTAACCCATCATTTAATCCACCAGCACCAGTTAATCCTGCAATAAATGCGTTAAGTGTTGGAATGCCTGTGTCGTTTAAGAATGTAATAAATTGCTCAACTGCTGGCAATAAAGCAACGCCTAGACTTTCTTTAGCTTCATCAAAACCTACTTTTAAGCGATCAATCTTGCCCTGAAATGTTTCGGCATTTGTAGCTGCTGCGCCACCATACAGATCGGCAAGTTTTTGTTGAATTTCTGTAAATGTTAAAGTTGCTAATTCTGTTTTTGATAAGCCAAGTCCTAATCTGCCAAGTGATGCAGTATTACCATCTTGAGCACGACCTAAAGCATTGGCTACTTGCTCAAGTTCTAATCCACGACCTTTTGATATATCTAAAGCAAGTGCTAATAATCTTTGAGCCTCACCTGTGTCTTTTGTAGATACTGCCAATCTTTGCATGGCTGGACGCAATTGATCATCGGCTACGCCTGTTGCTAAAGATGTCTGAAGGATAAAGTCCTCAGTTGCCCTTATTTGGCCTTCTGTGGCCCCTGTGGCGGTTCTTAATGCAGCAGCCAACCTCAACTGTGCCTGCTCATCCTCTATCGCCGCTTTGACGCCATCAATGGCTAATTTAGTGCCATAGGCAACGGCAGCAGCAGCAGCTACAGCAAATGCAGCAGCAGCCTTCTTTCCAAACTCTGAAATCTTGCTTGAGTTAGTTTCAACGGCTTTATCAGCATCGCCTAATTTCTTTTTTAGATCATCAACATCAGCAAGGATTGATAATTTTAATGTGCGATTACCGGTAGCCATTAGAGCCATTCCTTAATAATTCGATCAAAACTTTGTTCCCACTTGTTAATCAATTCAGGCTGAATTCTGCGAAGGGTTGGATAAATGAACCATCCGCGAGATCCACGACCTTGCCTTCCAGAATATGCAGGGAACTGTTTGAATTTATTTGAACCAAACTCAATGCCACCCCATAGGGTTTGTGTAGTAGCACCACCTGAAAATTTTTGGCGTGCGAATCCATAACTGAATTCACCGATCTTGCTTGATTTAGAGATGCTAACGCCATCCGCGACTCTTTGCGCAACTTTGCCAGCCTTTGTTCTAGTTCCAGCTGCTTGTTTAATTTCCTCTGATGCAAAATACGCCAGAGCAGCAGATTGACGGCGTGCTTCCTCTGTTGCTTGGTCATCCATAAGTTTGAAAGCCTTGTAAATATCGCGCAGGTCTTTTTTATTGTAGGCGATTGTTTCACTTGCCATACCTCTGCTCCAATACTTCTATAGCTGTCAAAATGTCGTCTGAATCAACCCATTCACTCATTGGAATTTGTGTGGCTATTGCCAACTCAACCAATAATCTGCTTAGGCTTCCTGCTGGATGGCTTTTGGGTCTGCATCACCGACTATTACATCAGCAACTGTTTCCATCCATACTTCAAAACTTTTAACTGGTTTTCCTGCTGCTTCTCGCTTATGTGCGTTATATGCTAAAAACATCAGATCCCACATTCCAAGTTTATCTTTGGCTTGGCTTATGGTGTGGCCAGTTGATTTCTCCCATTTAGCCCACTCAGGCGGTTGGGCAATATAAGTTGCTTGCTCGCCTGAGTTATATTCAATTGTAATTGGTAACTTCATTTTTTTGCTCCCGTTTTATTTCTTAACTAAATGACTCTGCTGGCACGCCAATTACTTGAAATGATAATGCAACAGTTTGTGCATCTGGTGCTGCGCCACCGGCTGATGGCCATGATGGTAATACCTGGAAAGTAAATGTTGCACCTGAAGCAGCTGTCATTACTGTGCTAATTCCTGTATTTGGTGCTGACTCAGCAACGCCCCATAGAATCTCACATAGAGATCCAGTTGCGCCCCAGTCGGCTAGCATTTCAATATCAAATGTGAAGTTATTATCGATAACTTTGTAAACTTTGCCATCAAGTGTTTCATAAGTCTGACGATCCATTTCGCCAGTTAATGTTGCGCTTGTAGCCTGTGCGTCGAATGTGTTACCACCAATTGTGAAGGTAACATCCCGACCTGTGATGACGGTGGTAGCCATTTCGCTCCTTAGTTAGTCTGTGTGTAGTAGGTTGAAACTCTTATATCA